GGCGGGTCTGAGTCGTGCGCTGACAGTCTTGTTCACAAAGGTTAAATCAGTCTTAGGTCTTGGCATTTCAATCCTCATTAAGTGCCATCCAAACCATCAGGCAAACGCCTCCAATGGCTAATGCAATGCCTAGAAAGCCTATGGCAAAGATAGTGATTACAGTCTCAATCACAAACGCCCCTCATTTCCCACCCAGCTAGAAAATAGTTCCATCTACTTTGCATGGATTGATTGGTGTACATGGTTTTTGTCATGGCTAGATTAGCCTCTGTATAGCCCTTACTAAACATTAGTGCGTGGAATACTTGTCGTGCTTTCATGTTTTTTCCTTAGATCAGCTATATGGATTTATACGCACTGCTGGGTTGTATCCATTATGTTGTTTTCCTACACAGCTTGAAAGCTGATTAAGATGTGCCTCAATCTTTTTAAGCGTGTCTAACAATTCAATAAAATATTTAATAATTTTCATGTGTTCTCCTTGAGTTTGGTGCTGTCGTGCATCATTAGTTGGTATTGTTTAATATCCCAAGATTGGGCCTCAGATAAAAGTTGACAACAAATATGCTCTCGTTGTTTTTTAGTGTATTTTCTGGCATTAAGAAAATCTGTATGACAAAACCATCCTGCTTCTGCACCCTCTAAGCCTATCCATGTCCGCTGTGGTGGCTCTTGCTCAATCTCTTGCCCCAACCTTTGCACTTCACGCATGGGGTCTGCCAATGCTTCTTTTTCTTTTGCCCAAATGTGGTACTTGGGGTCGTCATAAATAAATTGATTAAATTCTTTTAATGTTGTCTCATGCGGCTGTGCCAATCGTTCTTTGGCGGCTACCAGTTTGGCAAAGGCTACAAGTGCCTCAGAGTAAATGCCATCAAGGTGTGGACGCATACCAATCAATCCGCATTCTTGTGCCATCTCAATGATTTCTTGTGTCATGCTTGCTCCTTATGTTGTAATCTTTAAACACTGTTCCCTTGCCTGCGTCCCCGCGCCAGCACTCTTTGACCCACCCACGCTTGCCAGACTTGTACGTTCTCCAATGACCTCTTGCTTGGTGTCTGCGTGGGCTTGCGTGAGTGCCGCCAAGTGGCTCTGATTTCAGTTTTGGCGGTTCAATGATTACCGTGCGCCAGTCGTATAACAGCGGCGACTTTCCTTTTGCTTTTCGTTTGTCGTTAATAAGACTGCGTTTTGGCAATGGTTGGTGTGCCTCTACCGCCCTTTGATCTAGCATATGAAGAAAGTGTTTGATGGTGCAAAGAACGGAATAGCATTGCTCTTGCGTTGGTAATGTGTCGCCATCATTTGCTGGCAACAATCGCAGTCCTTCTGGGGTGTCCATGTAAGCAAACGCGCTGATCATTTTGTAAGAGGTTGGAGACAAAACATAACCAACTGCACAAACTGTCCCGTTGCTACCAACCATACCTAACATGCACTTGTCTCCATCTGAATCGATGCAGCACACAATAACTTTATGGAACGGGATGTGGGTGAGTGTTTCTCCATCAACCAAGAATCGCATTTCTTCAGTCGGCAGTTTGCCAATGTCAAACCACATAAAGGTTTCTGCATCCGTTGTGTAGCCCACCATTTCTTTGATGAGTGGGGTCATTTTTTCATATTCCTTATGTAAACAGTGAACGATTGAATGCTATCTTTTCCAAATGCCAAACTGCACTTCTCCAAGTGCTGTGCCACCTCCTCAATCACGGCATTGCGTTCGGCGTTTTCAGCGTACCTCAGAATCTGGTGCTTGCGTGACCCTTGCAGACCCCAATCACCCTGGCGCTTTGCCAACTCCTCAAAAGCCTCGTCTTCAGGTTCTTTCATGCGTTCACCTTGGCCTTGTAGCAAAGTTCCATCTCAAGTTGCTTGATTTGCTGGCGCAAGATTTCATTCTCTTTCTTGAGTTCTTTGTCCCCCATCTTGCGTTCCATCTCAGCACCAGCCCCATAACCAGCCAGCACCCCAGAGGTGGCGGCTTGGCGGGTGTAGGTCTGGATGTCCATCGAGGTCAGGATGCCAGCAAACCCCTTGGGGGTCAGCTTCCTGACAATCAATTCAATCTCGTCTTTAAGAGCCTTGTTCATCTTTCACCTCCATCATCTTCTCAGCGATTGCGTAAGAGAGTTGAGCAATGTCGCCCTCACTCTCAGTCTTGTACTGGTCTGACATGATCATTGCCGCCATTGCTTTGGCAGCAAAGTAATCGAGAACTGTTAAGTTCTCCAAGTTGCCGCCCGTTCTCATATCCATTCCAGGATCGTAAAGACAACAAGGCAAATGGCGCCAAAGGCGCAGAAGACCATCACAACTTTGTCGGTGTTGACTGTTGGGGCGCACTTCTCAATGGGACAGGCCCAATCACAACTGTTGGGGAAGGCCTCATTCAGGGTGCGGGGATAGGTGCGGGTGGTGGGGTTGAAATCTTTGAGCATGGTTTATCTCCAGTGGTTTAAAACTGTGGCAAGGTCTTTGGTGGACACAATCAACTCGTCCAGGCGCATGGACTCATCAGCAACAACGAACAAGCCTGGGCCTCGTTTGGTGCGCCCCCAAGCGTCTTTGCGGTTGACATTAGACAAGTCGCCTTTGCGAACTGCGTTGTAGACTTGGTGAGAGGTGAACCCCTCATCCAAACAGTCACGCATTGTCCTGGGGACTCGACAAAAATCTATCAGCATCTTCATCCTCCTCTTGAGTGGGTTGGTCATCAGGGTTGTAGTCTGCGCGGCGGGTGAGGATTTGACCCCACCGCCATTCTTGATAATCGAGGTCGTACATGGTCAATCTTCGTACTCGAGGCGCTCAGAAAAAGATGGGTTCCAATCATTTTCAGAAGCGTTCGATTTCGCCCAACGTATGACCCATTCATGGGCATTCAGACCGCGATGGTTTTTTTTGCCATTTTCATTTGCGTCAGCAGTGATTTCAATGATTTCTGCTGGTGTCAGGTCGATGCCATGATCGGCATAGATTTTTTCGGTTTCTGCTTTGGTGATCATCTCAAATTCTCCTATGAAGGGTTTGTGTTGCTGACAGGTCTAATCATACAGACATGGACTATATGGTCAACCCCCCATCTATTTAATCCCCACAGTTTACTGGGTTATTTAATCACTAGACATTTGACCACTTAGTCCATGTCTGCTAGGATCGGCAATTATGAACACACCAACTATGCAACAGATTGAAGATTTGAGACTCAAGGCAGAGGCGGCGGGTTACTCACTCGCTGATGTCTCCCGCCATGCGGGGATTGACCCCTCCCAAGTGTCTCGTTACGCAGTGGGTAAGACCATACCACTCTTGACCACCATGAGGAAGCTCGAGGAGTCAGTGGATTCCCTGATCAAGACCCGTTTGGAGGCCATACAAGGGGTTTCTGAGGGGTGCAATCCATGAGCCGCATCATTGGCATTGACCCAGGGCTAAATGGCGCAATTGCTGTTCTTTCTGATGACTCGCTCCAGATTCACGATATGCCCGTGATGACTGTGGATCGTAACGGCAAAGCCAAGCGACAAGTGAGTGCAAATGAGTTGGCTGAACTGCTGAACCTGTACTCAGGGAAAAACTATCATGTCTGCGTGGAAAAGGTCAGTGCAATGGCAGGGCAGGGGGTGACAAGTGTATTTAGTTTTGGTCGCAGTTTTGGGATGATTGAGGGAGTTTTGGCTGCGCTCAAGATGCCAGTCACCTTTGTGGCCCCTGCCACTTGGACAAAGGGTGTGGGCCGTAGCCCTGGCAAGGATGCGAGTCGAGCCAGAGCAATGGAGCTTTTCCCTGCCCATCAGTTGATGTTTAGTCGGGTCAAGGATGATGGCAGGGCAGATGCGGCACTGATTGCTTATTGGGGGCAGAAGAACTATGGATGACGCTGAACGCACTGCCATGCGTGATCACATTGTTTGGCTTACCCAACAGCTTGAACTGGCAAGGCTCCAGAACAGGGAAAGAACCGCCTTATTGCGCCGAATGCTTGACCCTGAAGACCTTGGATTTGCAGTCTCCAATGAAGTCAAGTCACTTGTCTACCAACTCCTCATCTCAGACCTTGAAGCAGAAAGAAACGCATGGAACAGATAAAACTTAGACCTTCAGCAGCCTCTCGTTGGCTCATCTGCCCTGGCAGTGTTGCCTTGTCAGCATCGATGCCAACCCAAGAGTCTGGTGAGGCCGCAAAGATTGGTACTGCCATTCACTCTTTGGCAGAGTCATGCTGGCAACTCTCACTTAACCCACTGGAGTTTGTTGGGTCAACAGTGGATGGCATCACCATCACAACTGAGAATGCTGAGTTCGCACAGGCTCACCTCGATGAGATCAAACGCATCGAGACTGAGATGGGTGGGAATGTGATGATCGAGCAGTACTTGAGTGCCTTTGACGAACCCCACGCCAAGGTTGGTGGCACTGCTGATGTGGTGGGGTGGAATGCCAACAAACTCATCATTGCAGACTTAAAAACAGGCATGGGGTATGTGGATGCCGACTCTGATCAGATGAAGATTTACGCCATTGGCGCAATCAACAAAAGCAAGAAGATGTTTGACATTGTGGAGATGAGAATTGTGCAACCCAGAACTGGCCCTGTTCGCACCTTCACCATGTCAGGTGAAGAATTAACTGAGTGGTATTCAAACACTCTGGGGCCAGCAGTTGATGCCATCACCTCACCAAACCCACCCTACAACCCCTCCCCTGACGCTTGTCAGTGGTGTCCAGGCAAAGCAATCTGCCCCACACAGAAGACTTCATTTATTGAGGTTGCAGTGGCTCCCAACTTGCCAACTCTGTCCGATGAGGAGATCGGGGCAATGCTTTCAAAGGTTGAGATTGCTGAGAGTTACATCAAGGCTTTGCGTGAATACGCAGTTGCCAGGATCAAGGATGGGGCCATCATTAGGGGCTGGCAGATGGTTAACAAACGAGCAACGAGGGCATGGGTTAACGAGGCTCATGCGGGTTCAGTTTTGGGTGAGTTGTTGGCTTTCGATAAACTTTACCCCCAAGAATTGATCTCCCCTGCCGCCGCTGAGAAGTTGCTCAAGAAAGAAGATAAGTACCTGATCGCAGACTTGACCGCCAAGGTGAGTTCTGGATTGACCCTTGGTCGTGCCTCTGGCATAGGTGAATGAATTGTTGCAAGTCGCAGCAATAAGGCGCACCAGTAGGTGCATTTTTAAACTTTGAAAAAGGAAAATTCCATGTTAAATCTCTCAAACTCTGGCGGTGGTGGTAACTACATTCGCTATTCCCCCCAAGCAAATGCTTGGTCAAACTCTGATGGTGAGTTTCAACTCAAACCTTGTGTATTTGATCTTGATGGCGTTCAAACAGGGTGGATGCTCATTGCCACTGGTGTCTACAATTTCCAAGCTGACGAATCTTTGGGTAAGAAAGGTCGCCAACCCTCTCCTGAACACAAGCGTGGCTTTAAAGTCAAGTTCTACAACAAAGAGATGGGTGCAGTCGAATGGTCAGCAAACGGGGTGGGCCATGTCAAGGCTTTGGAAGAACTCTACAAGGCTTGTGAAGCACAACGAGCAGATCATCCTGATTTGTTGCCAGCTTTAGAGTACACAGGCTCTCGCCCTGAAAAGGTAGGCCAAGGAACTACCAGAGTAGCTGAATTCAAAATTGTCAAGTGGGTTGCAAGACCTGCAGGGTTGGATGCCGATCCCCATGAAGGCGACTTCATCAAGAGTGTGGCCTCTGCCCCCGCACCAGCCGCTAAAGCGGCTCCCGCAAAGCCAAGCGTCAACTTGGATGATGATGAGATGTTTGCTTAATCGCCACTGAAGGGCTTTACCAGAGTCGATAAAAAGACTCTGGTTTTTTTGTCTCTTAAAAGAATGGAGCGAATATGACTGATAGTGAACTGATAGATTTGGCTGCAAAAGGGGCGCGAATCAACATTAAAAAAGACCTCAGTGGTGTTTGGCGTAACTGCACTCGAATGCCGCCAGGATTTTGCATCTTTGATGCAGAGCCTTGGAACCCCCTTGAAGATGATGGCGATGCACTGCGTTTAGCGGTGAAGCTGGAGATGAAAATCAACATTAGCCAAGGGAATGTTCAGGTGCGGTTCAAAGAAGATGCACCGCTGGTTTTCGTCAGGACGGGCATTAACACTGCTGAAGCCACTCGCCTAGCAATCACCCGCGCAGCCGCTGAAATTGGAAGGGTTCCCATGACTGAGCAAGAATTTGAGTCAGCCATGAGAACACATCAACTTGAGATGGAATATGCTGACTACATTTGCGAGCGATATACCGTTAATTTTGAAGAAGGTTTCGGTCTTTCCAAATTAAAGGACAGTGGTGATTTTTATCAGGGCTTCAAAGAAAAGATGACGGGAAGCCAACATGAACAAGATTGAATTTGGGGATTGCAGGGAAACCATGCGCCGCTGGAAAGAACAGGGCATCAAAGCACAGACTTGCGTGACCAGCCCACCTTACTTTGGATTGCGGGACTATGGGCATGATGGGCAATTAGGGCTTGAAGAAACACCAGATGAATACATCAGGGCAATGGTTGAGGTGTTTCGCTGTGTGTGGGATGTGCTGGAGGATGATGGAACGCTGTGGTTAAACATTGGGGATAGTTACTGCAACAGCAATGGCTTTGCTAGAGCAAGCCCAGAATATCAGCGTGAAGGCAGAAACAATATGCCAGCAAATGACCGCAAGCTGGACAAGTTGCATGAAACAGGTCTAAAGACCAAAGACCTAATTGGCATCCCTTGGATGCTGGCATTTGCGCTGAGGACTGATGGTTGGTATTTGCGCCAAGACATTATTTGGCACAAGCCTAACCCTATGCCCGAGTCGGTGCAAGACCGATGCACCAAGGCGCATGAGTACATTTTTTTGTTGAGCAAGTCGCAAAAGTATTACTACGATGCGGATGCGATAAAAGAAGAAGCAAACGAAGATTCTGGATTTGCTAAACAAAGAGCAAAAGGAATTGATACATGGAAATACAACAATACGTCAGAAAGAATTGCTCAAACAGGTCAAACAATTGAGGCATCAACTTTCGGTGAAATTGGCAAAAGAAACAAACGCAGCGTCTGGACAGTCACTACCAAACCCTACGCTGGCGCACATTTCGCAGTATTCCCATCAGACCTGATCGAACCCTGCATCCTTGCTGGCGCACCTGTTGGCGGCATTGTGCTTGATCCATTCATGGGAAGTGGCACAACGGCACAAGTGGCGCAGAACCTGGGGCGGCAATACATTGGCTGTGAGTTGAACCCTGCCTACATGGAATTGCAGAACATCCGCACTGCACAACAATCATTAGTCTTGGAATAACTCATGCAAGCAGAACAAATAGCCCAGGCGTTAGGCAACGCCAAAAGAGTCAACGGGCAATGGGTTGCCTCATGCCCTGTACCCTCTCATGGGCAGGGTAAAGGGGACAGGAATCCCTCCCTTTCAATCTCTGATGCGGATACTGATGCCATGGTACTCTTTAAGTGTCATGGCGGGTGTGATCAAGATTCAGTCTTTAGAGCCGTGAAAGACATGGGACTACTCCCAGAACTCCCCCCCAGACCCCACCCATTAGATAACCTCAAGCCATTCGTGCCTGTGGTTTCTGCCTTACCACCCACTAACCCAAGTAACTTGGAGCATGAGTGGCACTACACCGATGAGGATGGCGTAACACTCTTTATCAAGCAACGATTCAAGACCAATACAGAAAAAGGCAAGGATTACAGGCTTGTGAGAGTCATGCCCGATGGGTCGAGGGTCAACAGGCTTGGGGACTCAAGGATAGTCCCATACAACTTGCCAGCCGTGATTGGTGCGGTGGAATCTGGCAGGGCTATTTACCTCTGTGAAGGGGAAAAGGCTTGTGATGCCCTGATAGGGTTGGGAGTTGTAGCCACCACAAGTCATGCGGGTTCGGGTTCCTGGCCTACAGAACTCACCCAATACTTTGTCAATGCCAATGTGGTGGTGGTTCCCGACAATGACCAACCTGGGTGGAAGTACGCCAAGAAAGTCGTTGAATGCTTGCTAGACGCACCAGCGAGATCAATCAGGGTCATTGACTTGAACCTTCCCTTCCCAGGAGATGATGCCCATGAGTTTGTGGGTATGGGCTACGGGAAGATGGAATTGGCTCAACTGGCAAAGGAAGCGCAATCCCTCAAATCTGTCCATGAAGTGTTTGTCCCTGAACATATCTTGGCTTTAACCGCTACAGAACCAGTTACGCCAGAAATGCCAGAAGTCGCTGAAGTTGGAGCCGAATCTGGGAATGACGCAAGTCTTACAGACAAACCCAAAAAGACTTTCAAGATCGAGTCTTGGGATGACATCCAAGACCAGCCCGTGGAGTGGCTCATTGATGGGGTGTTGCCTAAGAAGTCTTTCATAGCCCTGTATGGCCCACCTGCCAGCTTCAAGTCTTTCATTGCCCTAGACATGGCTTACTCAATCGCATCAGGTGTGGAGTGGATGTCAAACCCTGTCAACTCCCCCGGCGCAGTGCTATATATATGCGGAGAAGGGCATGGAGGTATGGGCGCGAGGATCAAGGCTTGCAAAATTTTCAAAGGTAGTCAGGGTGGTGAACCCCTCTTTGTGATCAGGCACCAAATCAACCTGAGATCAAACCATGATGACTTTCTGGCCCTGATTGAGGGGATTGACAACCTGCTTACAAGCCATGAATTGTCGTTATCTCTGGTGATTATTGACACTTTGGCTAGATCATTTGGGGGTGGAAACGAGAACTCCAGTGAAGATATGTCCTCATTTATCACCCAATGTGGAAGGTTGATGGAACGCTATGAGACAAGTTTGATGCTCCTGCACCATTCAGGCAAGGACATAAGTAAGGGTTTAAGGGGACATTCAAGTCTCCTTGGGGCCGTGGACACAGAGTTGGAACTGGTCAGAGTGGACTCAATGATCAAGTCAGCAGAGATTGCAGGGCAGGGAATCTTGACCATAACTAAGCAAAAGGATGGGGAAGATAACCGCAAGATAGGGTTTGAGGTGGTGCCCGTGGTGCTGAAATCTTCAGGTATTGGGCTTGATGACATCACCAGTTTGGCGGTTCAGTCATCAGATTCTGTGGTCAGGGATCGCCAGGAACAGGCTAAAAGTGGGCGCGGGAGTAAGGCCGGAAAGGGTAAAAATCAGCGTTTAGAGATGCAAAGTCTGAAAATAGCGATGAACTCTAAAGGTTACAGTTCTAGTACGCCAGAGGGCTTTAAGAAGGTGGTGGATTTGGAGTTTTGGAGGCAAGAATTTGCCCTAATGGTGCGTGAAAAGGACACTTCAGAGGATACTTTTAGCAAGGCTTGGCTGCGTTGCAAGAAGAATTTGCAGGAGTCTGGACAGGTTAGAGTGAGGGGAAATGTGGTCTGGATGGTGCGTGATGAAGACAAAAAAGAGGAATTCTAGAATTGTTACAAGTCGGACAAATGGACAAATGAGGACAAATGTCCGTCATTTGTCTGTCCGGAGTAGGACAGACAAATGGACATCTCTATAAGATGTCCATTTGTCCTGTCTCCGGATGGCCTGATGTGTCAGTTATCTGTAAGTATTGTTTTGAAGTGATGAAAGGATTTTGTTTTGGATAAGTCTAAAAGTTTGAAGTTGCCTAAAGGGGTGATGCCTAGTTTCCCTGCTGACCCTTTTGATGTTCATGCGGAAAGTTTGCTCATTGGGTTGGAGAGGTTTCGGGGTGAAATGGATGCCAAGTGGGGAAGTGGAAGACTGTATACTTTAGTTGATTCTGGGTTTCGGGAAAAATTGTGGTTGCAGACAGAAAGAATTTGGGCGGCACAGAAATCCAGAGACATTGAAAAGATGGATAAGGCGGTGGCTGGTCTGGTCAAGGGCTACAAGCTGCTAGATGCTTGGGGTCTTGAGCATGGTGTGCCACTGAAGCCAGATGCACCAGGGATTGAAAAAGAGTTGGATGATGGGTCAATCTTGGTTGTGGTCAAAGATGATCAGGATGCCAAGGTTTATGAGAACTTCTACGGGTCACGGGAAAAACACTTGTGGACAATGGCTGAGATCGAAATCCTCCTCCAAGCTCCAGTTCTCCAAGAAGTAATCAAATACAAGAAACTTTATCGAGGTTCTAAGATGACGATGCTGGACAAGCAACCTGGGAAGTTTCCAGATGGTGGAGCCACAGGCTTTGATGATGTGGTCAACGACATCAGCTTTGAGGGTGATGGTGAGGTGGTGCGGAGGTATTTGGGGCCAAGTGAGGGAGCCAAGGATGGCAAAGTCAAGGCTTGATACAACATTCTTCAGGCGAATCCTGACCGATCCAGATCGGGAGATCATGCTTTGTGCTGGTTCGGGTGATCTGACCACAGGATTTCGGGAGATTCTTTATGTCTACCAATACCTGTGGAGCATTGGCTACAGGCCCGATATGGATGTAAATGTGCTGATGCTTGACCCAGATATGTCCAAGCCCAAGAAAAGGGCTTAAACGGGCTTTAAATCGGTTCTGGCACTAATTTATGCCCAAGGTTTCTGGTTGGCAAATGGTTGGAATGAACGAATGTCATCCAAATGGCGTTATGGCGACAATGTAATCCATTGGCGACTAGGACGACAATTTAGTCAAGCTACCTTACTAATGCACCATCCGCCCCTCATGCACTCCCCGCCGCCAGATCGAGCCGAAAACCATCGCAGTTATCCACAGGCGAGTGGGCAGGTTCTGCCTCTTTTCTGTGCACCTTGTAGTTTTCTTACAAATCCCTGTGGATACCCTGTGCATATCCACAAAATAACTTAACATAATGGACGTTGTACGTAGTAGCAGTGGATAACAGTAGGTGGAAACCCGTAGGTTTATCACTTTGATAGGGGGGGAGGGGGTGGGTCGGTCGCCAGAGTTTGAGAGATTTAACATGGAATTTTCCTTTTTCAAAGTTTAAAAATGCACCAACTGGTGCGCCTTATTGCTGCGACTTGCAACAATTCATTCACCTATGCCAGCGGCACGCCCAAGGGTCAATCCAGAACTCACCTTTGCGGTTAGGTCTGTGATCAGGTACTTATCTTCTTTATTGAGCAACTTCTCAGCAGCGGCGGGGGAGATCAGTTCTTGGGGGTAAAGTTTATCGAAAGCCAACAACTCACCCAACACTGATCCAGCATGAGCCTCATTGACCCATGTCCTAGTTGCCCGTTTGGGAACCATCTGCCAGCCCTTGATGACTGCCCCATCCTTGATCCTGGCAACTGCATACTCACGCAAAGCCTTGATGTAACCCTCTGCAATCTCGACCTTGGTGAGCATTGCCCCGATCTCCTCATCAGACAGAGTTGGCAAGTTGGGAGCCACTGCGACCTCAATGAATGAAGTCTTCTGTGTTGGGCACACTGCCTTTCCTGGACACCACTGGCAAGCATCAGGTGAGGGGTTGTAGGGTGGGTTTGGTGAGGCGATGGCATCAACTGCTGGCCCTAGAGTGTTTAAATACCACTCTGTTAATTCATGCCCTGACATGGTGAAGGTGCGAACAGGGCCAACTCTGGGTTGCACAATTCTCATCTCCACAATGTCAAACATCTTCTTACTCTTGTTGATTGCGCCAATGGCGTAAATCTTCATCTGGTCAGAGTCAGCATCCACATATCCCATACCTGTTTTGAGGTCTGCAATGATGAGTTTGTTGGCATTCCACCCCACCACATCAGCAGTGCCACCAACCTTGGCGTGAGGCTCATCAAAGGCACTCAGGTACTGCTCGATCATCACATTCCCACCCATCTCAGCTTCAATGCGTTTGATCTCATCAAGATGAGCCTGTGCGAACTCTGCATTCTCAGTTGTAATAGTGATGCCATCAACTGTTGAGCCAACAAATTCCAAAGGGTTCAGAGAGAGTTGCCAGCAAGATTCAGCTAAAGAGTGAATGGCAGTGCCTATCTTTGCGGCCTCACCAGACTCTTGGGTTGGCATCGATGCTGACAAGGCAACACTTCCAGGGCAGATGAGCCAACGAGAGGCGGCACTAGGTCTAAGTTTTATCTGTTCCATGCGTTTCTTTCTGCTTCAAGGTCTGAGATGAGGAGTTGGTAGACAAGAGACTTGACCTCATTGGAGACTGCAAATCCAAGGTCTTCAGGATCAAGCATTCTCTTGAGTAGTGCGGTTCTTTCCCTGTTCTGGAACCTTGCCAGTTCAAGTTGTTGGGTGAGCCAAACAATGTGGTCACGCATGGCAGTGCGTTCTACGTCATCCATATCAGTCTCCACAGAAACAAGCAATTGCTTCTTCATTTGGGTCAAACATATCAATCTGTTCTGATGCGAATTTAATCATTGACGCATAGGATGGGCGATCGGAACGAAACACCGCACCGCTTGGCTTGGATGCCAATGCCAATGCCAATGCCTCCATTTTGGCCCACCATATACCACGCTCTGGCTTTTCTGCAATTAGTGATAGCACTTGTGCCCCACCTTTTAAAAAGCATAGATCGCAATTGCCGTGCATGGTCACACCATTGTTGTTTGGCAACTCAAGATCAAAAGATTGATTACGCCAAAAATCACCAACAGTTTCTTTGGTAACGCCAGCAGTTACCAATGGAATCCTAGATTTGTCTGCAATCTTGGCGGCTCGTCTTTGCTCGTCAGCCCTCATCCCAATCCAATCCATTGTTTCATTGTGATCATCCCATCCGATAGACCTCAGATATTTGTGGATGGTTCTGATCTTCAGCTCTGATGTACAAAATCTTGTCACTGGATTTGGCAGATATTGACGCTTGCGAATCAGTGCCTCAAAAGGCTCACCATTCCTGCTTGCGGTTTGAAAGTCAACCCGCGCAAAAGCTGGGTCACCATCTCGATATTCAACCCAGTGAATCTCAACATTCCAGTTATCAGAACAGGCTTGGATAAATCTCAAAGTAGCCTCATCTTCTTTGGCAGTGTTAGCAAAGCATACGATGGCCTCTGCTGGCAATGTGCCGCCATTTGACTGCAAGACGCGCCAAAGCATATAAGCCGATGTGCGCCCACCTGAAAAACTGATGCAAGTTGGCTCAGTGATTAGGAATGGATTAGCCATAATTCTTCTGCCCCCAGTAAGCAATCAGTGCCGCATCTGCCCTGCCATCATCCTTGACCCGACTAAACATCAACTGATGGGCAGGAAACAACTCCATTGCTCTGGCCCGACTTGCATCCTTGCCAGGGCTACGCCCCACACCCTTTGTCCAAGTAGCAGGGGCCACAAAGGTGACGGGCATCTTGAGCGCTGCCAAAACCCCCTCGATCATCCCAAAACTGCGCCCAAAGCTAAAGACACTTGTCACCCCCTGCCCTGCCATTGCACTGACCTTTTCCACGCAGACATGATAGTTTTTCCCTGAGTACAGGTGCAACATTTCAGCCAACTCATTTGCACTAACTTGTCGCTTGGCTTTGCCGTTACGCTCCACAGTCATCACTGGCATATCGTGAATCTGGAGTGAGTCATCAGAAAGAACAGCAATTGCGCCATTTAGCCCTGGGTCAATGCCAATGATGCGGGTCATGGATTCACCCCCTCAGAAACCCCTTGAATGGCCTCCAGGCGGGTCTTGATCAGGGAATCCACTGACTCTTCTAGCTTCCTCATGGTGGTCAGGAGTGGTATTGTCTTTCCCACTGCGTAACGAGATACCTGAGAGGGGTCAATACCCGCATGGCGAGAGACATCAGCCAGGGAGTAACCCGCCGCCTCTGCCTTGAGTCTCAAATCTTCAATCTGTTGCATGGTTTGTGTGTTCATAATTGCCGATCCTAGCAGACATGGACTAAGTAGTCAAATGTCTAGTGATTAAATAACCCAGTAAACTGTGGGGATTAAATAGATAGGTAGTTGACCATATAGTCCATGTCTGTATGATCACATCTGTCAGCAACACAAACCCTTCATAGGAGAATTTGAGATGAACAACACAACTGAAGTGCAAGCATTTGACCTGCGGGATAACCTCGATGAAGAATATGTTGAATATCACAAAAACGGCTCACGCTGTTTTACTGGCTTTGTAGTCGGCAAAGACACATCTGTTAAAAGTTGTGTTTTGGTCAGAAAATTTGACGGGGAAATTGTTTCTTGCGACATTGATTATTTGTACATTCCTTGTGAGCGTACTGATACCCGTGAAGATTACGCTCGTTGCTCAGATTAAAAATCTTAATGTACTCAGAAGACTACCAAGAATGGCGGTGGGGTCAAATCCTCACCCGCCAATCAGACTACAACCCAGACGATCAACCACCAACTGAAGAAGATCAGGAGAACGAAAATGCTCAAAGATTTCAACCCAACCACTAGAATGTACCCCCGCACCTTGAATGAGGCTTTCCCCAACAGTTGTGATTGGGCTTGCCCCATTGAGAAGTGCGCCCCAACAATTAGCACTGATGGGGTTGTGATGATTGTCTGCGCCATTGGAGCCATTTGCCTTGTCGCCTTCACCATCCTGGAATGGATATGAGAACTGGTGGCAACTTGGAGAACCTGACAGTTCTCGACTACTTTGCTGCCAAAGCAATGGCGGCAATGATCATGTCAGACCAGTACAAAACTGAGAGTGAAGGTGACATTGCCCAACTCGCTTACGCAATTGCAGAGAAGATGATGGAGGTGAAAGATGAACAAGGCTCTTAGAGATGAGATTGAAGTGATTGTCAGGAAGCTGACCCCCAAGGGGTTTGCTGGCATCCTGACCTCGATGGACATCCAGACCTACACCCGCCAAGCCGCCACCTCTGGGGTCTTGGCTGGTTATGCGGCTGGTGCTGAGATGGAACGCAAGATGGGGGACAAAGAACTCAAGAAAGAGAATGAAATCTTGCGTCAGCAAATCAAGCAACTTGAGATGGAACTCTGCTACAAGGCCAAGGTGGGAATATGAAAGAACCTGAAGACGAGGCTTTCGAGGAGTTGGCCTTGAAGCAAGGGCAATGGAGCCATACAAGTGGTTGGCGCAAGAAACAGATTGCTCACATGGATGTTTACTCACATCCAGCAGAGTTTACTCACTTGCACCGCAACGATGTGATTGAAGAAGTTGCCAAGGAACTAGACCAGTTTACTGGGGCGTTTGGCAGGGACACAGTTCAATCTTTTGCGGCTTTTGTGAGAGGAATGAAAAAATGAATGACAAAGAAGCAATGGCAATGGCGCTGGAGAAGGTAACGCTTGGAGAATACTTGCGCGGTTTACGGCTGTGTCAGACCGATATGTCATTGGAAAAGATGTCAGAAAAAATCGGTTGTGCAAAGTCGTATTTGTCTGACGTTGAAAACGACAAAACAATACCTACGCTTTCAAAGGCGAAGGTCATGGCGAAGACTTACAAAACAAGTCTGAATCAGATGGGGAAATACCTATGACTATTGAAGCAATGAAGCTGGCGCTGGAGGCGTTGGAGTGGAGTAAGCCACACGAAGATTCGGTAATCACACATACCGAAGCCATTGCCGCACTCAAAGAACGATTGGCACAGCGCACAGAGCAGAACTTCTGCCCCCGCTGCGGCAAGCGCACCAAAGACTTGACCCACATTCACACTTGCACACCACCAAAGGAAAACACATGATGGGTTTGTTTTTGGTCTTGTGCCTGGGCGCTGCCGTTGTAGTGGCAGTCGCCTGGGTATTCGTTCAGATACTGCTATGGATGGAGGAATAAACCCGTGTCCCTGCTTTATCAATGATTAAAGCCTGTTTGCGGGGTGCGCCAGCATTGGGGATGGATATGTGTGTCCAGCGGTCAAACTCTCGGATAACTTGATCGTAGCCAATCCCAGAGGCAATGATGGCCTTGACCACTTCATCAGGAGTTATCCCTGGCACACGAATATCGGCGGCACACCCAATGCGGTGCTGGCTTGTGTCTTTAGACCCTACCGCATCGTTCACCGCTTTACTGCGGAACGCAGAGTTAACCATAATCGGCTTGCCGCCAAGTACAGTTTTGACTGTTTCAAGGAATTCAGCCAGTCTTTGAAGGTTTGCAAGTTCGGTTTCATTTGGTGTGTTATCCAAGGTGCGGTGGTCTGTGTGCGTAAGTTCATCCAAGGTGAAATGAGGTGAAAGGTTCATTTTGTTGCCCTTGAAAGAATATCAGTCTTGGCTTGTGAGCCAGCAGAACTTCCAAAGTAATATGCAATGATACCTGTCCATGCAGTGCCCAAACTTCCCAACATCATCAAGATGGCAGGATTGCTACTGTCAATCTGGTTAAAGAACATCATCACCATGATGCCGAAGAATCCCACGGTTACTGCGCCAGCCAACAGTGGGGGCATCAAACTGCGGGTGGTAGCTTGCATCTCTCTAGCCGACTTGCGATCTTCAACCTCGAGTTTCTCAAAGTTAAGACCCAGTTCCTGCGCTTGCTTTTGCAATTCAATCTCGGCAATCTTGACCTGTGCAATCTGCTCGGCAGATAACTTGTTGTTGGAGATTAATTCGCCAACTTTGTCTGGGTCAACGCCAATAGCTTTGCTAATAGCAGATACCGCCATGCCAGCCAAAGGGCCACCCATTGCCGTTGCGATAGTTGGTGCAATTTGTCTAAGCCAGTCCATTATTTAACCTTTCAGTTCAAAACTTAAATTTTCGTGACGGGGGTATTGCACAACACGCTCCCCCTCAGGGCATCTGTATTTGATGGTTGCCAGCAAAGTGGCTTTACCGTTGGCAATATTTTCTTTATTTGACATCGTGAGTTGATAGGTAAAGGTATCAATCTGTGGCCCTGCTGGGCCGCTAAACCTACTGGCAGTGGTGGTCGCCTCATGCACCATGCCATTTGCGTCCCGAATGCTTGGCGTAAAACTTTCAACAGAGCAATCATCCCGCTTTTTAATCCGCGCAACAGTGACATTGATGGGCTGTCCAGTCTCTGCCACGATCTTGAAATTCTCAGGCGACCATTCAATGATTGCACGGTCGAACCAACCAAATTTATCGGCAAGTGTGTAACTCCCACCTAGTGCGGCAATACTAGCGGCAACCGCCCCCATAGTTTTGGCAAGATCAATCATCTTTTTTCCTTTCGTCTTCAATCTGCTTTCGCAGTTTTTCCACTTTTTCCATTTGGGCCTTGGCCTCTCGCCTTACAACCATCGTGTCCATATACATCATGCCAACAAGGGGCAACACCAACACAAAAACAAGTGCAAACAGGACTAAGACCAGAAGGTATCCAAACGACCCAGATGATTCAGATTGATTATCCACATTAGGCATATCAGGTAAGCGACCACGAAAACCACCGCCACCGTTTCCAGCACCCTGTCCAGTATCTGATTTTTTAACCTTTGTCGCCGCCATGCTTTCACCCGCTTTTGATGCAGTTCCAGAGCCGCTTGCTCTGATTTCTGGTCCAACAGCTTTTGATACTCTTCAACAATTTCACGCCAGAGATCAGGTTGCCCCATCTCCCAGCGCACCATTTTCTCAAGGTCGGCATAAAACTGCTTTGTCTGCCTGAGAAACATCACATTGTCTATGGCTTGTGTGGCAAGATCGTCTTTGATTCCTTTGCGTTTGTTTTCCTCTCGCTGAAACTCTGCTTTTTCATGACTTGATTCAAGTTCTGCTTGACCCTTAAAAAAGTTTGACAGTGCACCACCAACCTCGCTGGTGATCTTAGTCAGGTCATTGCCAGTTTTTTTTAAGTCTTGGTAAACGGCAACGCAACCCTTGATGCCTTCATAGGCACTTTTGCAGAGTGCAAATGCCGTGATGGGGTCAATTTACAACCCCAGTATTTTTTTTACAAGTTCACCAGCAAAACCAGGCCCAAGTAAAACAGCCGCAATCAACACATAGAGCAAATACTCTATGCGGGTCATGCGCTGTGAACCAGACTCAAACGACTTTTCAATGGCGGTGTACCTTTCAGCACATACCGCCTCATGTACCGCCAGCCGTGTGTCGGTATCCTCAAGCATCAAATGCCCTCGCCTTGCACGATGTACACAGTTGCCGCCGCTGATGCAAGACCGCTGAAATACGATGTGCGTGCAAAGCGCAGAATCTCAACAGCACCAGGAACAAGCACAATGGCTGGACTTGGGTTTCCTGAGACTGGCGCAACAGCGTTTGCCGTAGCCAGTGCCGCAGTCGTACCAACACCCAGAAACACCGTGTAGGTGCTGTCATTGATGATTCGGTATTGACCTGTGCCCTGTGCATCCAGTCTGCCGCTAACCAACGCTTGAACGCCCGTAGGGGCACTTGCCGCCGCAGGGACAACTACAGTCTCGCCAAGTGGGGCAAATGCAATTTGTGAATTAGTGGACATATCAGACTCCTTGTACCGCAATGGTTGCTTGGTATGCCGCAATTACGCCAGCAGTATGAATGGATGCGGCAATTGCTTTCACTTTGGCATCTTCCGTACTGTAATCATCACCTGGGGCAACTACATGACGGTGGAATGTGCCACTGATTTGCACTCCATCTTCCATGATGCGTGTGCAAGTGCGAACTTGAATACATCCATTTTCTAACACTTCAATTAGATCAACAACTTCAACTTTTTCGAGAGCCATGATATTTCCTTGTTTCCAGCCACGAAATCCATCGTGGCATTAAGGTTTCCAGTTTTCCGAACTGGTACGGGTTAACAGTCTTCAGCGCCATCAAACTCTGGCAATGTTTTCAAATGCTCATAGGCTTGGGCAATAAAATTTTTATTCCCCATACTTGGAGCAAACGTGTATTTTTTTGCTTGTACTGGTGTTTTTTGATCATTTTTTTCACTGTAAATCATTACCGTTATTTCAACAGTACTTTTATTTCCAGAAACTGTATCAACTTTAATATATGCATTGTTCAGACGCGCCGCAGAATCAAATCCATTTGGTGTAAATTCAATGTTTTTTCTAAGTGCCATGATTGTTTCCTTTAAAATTACTGAATGTCAAAAGTTATTTGACCCCAAACATACGTTTGGTTTGTGCTATTTGTCCACGCTGTTGACGCTATGTCTTTAGCCAGAATAATAATGTTAGTATTTGGCAAAATAGTTGCTTGACCAACACCACCAGTGCCAATCTGGTTGTCCCAATATCCAAAGGGAACAGCAGTCCTTGAAAAAGAAAATTTTGCATCTGGAACGCTAATCCGCAATTGTGTTGGTGTCCCAGTAACGGTTGCCGTTATAATATAAAAATTAATCGTCATTGTTTTGTTAATAATCTGGTATTGATAAGTCAAAACATCCGCAGACTCCACTACCCAAGTTCCAACATCTGATGTGAAATTACCCGCGCTAAATGTTGGCGTACTGTATTGCTGAATTATGTTACTGCTTAATGTTCCTTCAATCGTTGGAACCAAACTGTTATTTGCCCAAGCCGTGTAAGTTGTGAAAAGTGGGTTTGATTGCAAAATGGCAGGTGGCGAAGTTGTGGAAAAATAGTTACCAAATAATCCAAGGCCAGTGCCAGAGCCAGCATAATTTACACCCGCAGTTGTGTAGGACTCAATATGGTTGCTAACAAGAGAAATATTGCGGTTTGTGCCACCATCAATTTTAACTCCATTTGTTACATCTTCAAGCACATTACCAATTACCGCCATTCCTACTGAGTTAGCATAGTAAATTGCACTGCCCCCAGTCGTTGAGTCTGTTCCACGAATTGTTCCTATTGAACAATTCATAATGTTACTGCTGGTTGGGAAGTCATTGCCAACTCCAGTACCAGTAATGTGGATGCCGTTTTTAGCACAAGCAAAGATTCTGTTTGTTTGGTATGAAGAATAGCCAAGCAACCAATTGAAAATGGCAAAACCAAAAGACCTGTAAAAAGTACAATCTTGAATAATCACATACGCGCCACCAAAAAATGCAACCAGTGCGCCGATGTTTGCTATGTTGGTTACAGTGTTTGGATTACTGCCCACACCATCCCAATTACCTACAAAATACAAATCTCTTAAGTAACATCCCCCACCAGTTCCCCATGCCGTACTAAGACTGCCGCCATTGTTGAACAATGTGTCATTGGTATTTGAGCCAGACAAAACTAATTTTGAACCCGTAGTAGCGCCAAAAGTTGTTGGCTCGCCAAAAACTGTTTTATCTTTGATGTTTATGTTGCCGTCAATGTTGTATGTTCCAGCGGGTATATAAACCGAGTTACTTGCGGCAAGAGCAGCAACCAACGCCGTTTTATTCTGCGCTGATGTTGCTGTTGTGCTTGCGCCATAGTCAAGAAAATTGACAGCAGCACCATCAATCATTGAGTAAGAAACTTTGGTTAACGCCATAATACTGTTCCCGTTATACGTTGTATTGACCAGAAAGTATAATTCCTGCGCCACTTAAAGTTGCATTAGTTACAGCAACGTTAAAATTTGCAGGGGTAACTATAGTCATGTTGGTTGAATTTTGATTTCCCTGAATTGATATTGCAGTACCTGAGCCGCTTGTTGAGGAAAAAGGTGAGAACTCCAAATTTGCAACAGTAAAAGGTAATCCACTTAATGCGGCGGCTGTTGCGCTGGCAGTTGCGGGATAAATAATATATGCAGTCACAAGAACCATTCGACCAATTTTTGTATACCTTGCGCTTTGAACAGTAATGGTCAAACCAGCACCAGAATTATCTGCTGGCGTCCAAGTGCCTTCTTCATAGTCAGCCAACAACTCGCTTGTACCTGTGCCAGCAGTAGCAGTAAAGTCAATGCCTTGACCACTTGCAACAACTACATTTCCTGACAATTTAATATTGCCAACAACATCTACTTTATCAGTAGGACTAACTGTGCCAATACCTATGCGGCTGTTTGTTGCATCGGTGCAAAACAAATTAGCGTCTGTATCGCCTTCAATCCGCACGTTAAATACAGCACCGATTTCGTTAATCACAAGATTGGTTGTGCCAATAATCATCTTCTCTGTCAATACGCCAGCAGTCGCGGTCTCAAAATGAAGCTGGCCTTGTTCAGCAGTTGACGTTGGGCTGAGAATAGATCCGTGAATTAAACCGTAGGCTTGTTTGTTTCCAGCAGAATCTTCACCGTTAAATTCAATCTCGCCAAGGGTGTCAGATGCCGCTGGAGTTGCTGAGTCTCTATATAACTCCAGTAATGGGGCCGCTGCCGCACCTGCATCCGTAGAGGTTAGGGTTACATTGGCAAAGTTGCCATCAGAACCACCCTCGACTCGTTGCCAGACTGCACCGTTGTAAGCTATCCAGTCACCAGTCCCAAAGAATAATTGAATGCCACCAAAAGTCTGCGTTCCTGCGGTGCTCACCACATAGTAGTCACCCTTCGCGCCAGTGCCATCTGCCAATGTTGGCGTATTGCTTGAGGCATTCCATGTGCCTTTGTAGTTCAAAGCACCAAGCGCGTTTGTGATGGTTGAGATTGCTTTTAACATGGTTTATTCCTCAGAATACAAATTCAATGATAGAGGTGAATGGTGGTGCTTGTGTGAATGTTACGTTACCGCCAGCAAGCGTATATGTGTTTTGGTTTTGATACACGCCATTGATGTAGATAAGACTTGGCACAAAAGCAACAGAAAAGACAGTCTGCGTTCCTGTACCAGTTGCATTCGCAACAAGATTGCCAGCAGAACCAGGGAAAGCGTTGCCGTTAAGCGATGTATAAACCACCGTGCCGTTTTTGTTCTGCACCTGAATGGAGTAATCGCTTGCCGTGTAGATGCGTGATGGTGTGCCTTGGTAGACAGGATAACCCCCACTGGTGCGGATTGGTTGAACAGCAGTGATCGTCAGTAATGAATCCCAATAAGCCACAATCGGGTTGGTGATCGGGTTTAGGTTGACAGTGCCAATCCAGATGTAGCCATCTTCAAGCGGTTGACCATCAGCATCCGCGAACGCTGGGTATGGTGGTTCTACTGATAGTGCTGACATTTATTCATTCTCCTGTGTGGCCTGTCCAGCTTGGATTGCGCTTTGTAAGAACTGGATTCTCGCATCAACATTCTTTGGCATACCAACAGCATCTGCAAATTTACTGAATGCAGGTGATGTAGCGGCTTTGCGTAGGCTTGCGGCACTTTCGCCTTTTGTTGCCGCTTCTATTGCAAGACTTTGGAAACTTTCATCAGCAAACAATTTACCAGCCGACTTTAAAGCATCCTTATTACCTTGCGTGAATGCACTTGTAATGACAGATGCCGCACCAGCTAATACAGGACCACCAGTAGCCGCCGCACCAGTAACCACACCTTTTGCAAGTGTGCTTTCCATGACTTTACCAATCAAACTTTCAGCTTGCATTCCTTGCAACAGTGCTTGATTTGCTTTTCCTGTTGTCAGCACGTTTGCCCGTGCTTCTGTAACCCGCTTGGAGACCTCAAACAAGTCCCTCAGTACATCTGCTGAGTCTTTGCCCAACGTGTCCACAATGGTCTTAAAAACAGGTGGGTTGGCTCTTAGCTTGGGGTATAAATCAGCAAACTCGGAGAATCCGAATCCACCCTTTTCAGCGCCTCTAGCAGAGCGCGTGACAGATGCCAGCGCAGTGGCTATTGTCTCTTTGCGTAAATCCTCTGGAACGGTCTTTAGCAAGCGATTGAACTCGCCAGCATCGCCCTTGGCTGCACCTGTGATTGCGGTACGCATCTTATTGGCTACGCTACCTTCAATATCTTGACCAAACGCATTAACAATGCGCTTGCCCAATGCCCGTTCTTTGGCATACAAAAGATTGGCGGCTCGCAGTTCTTGTCGTAATGTTTCGCCACCAACATTTCCAACATTGGTCAGTTGATCGTCAGCTAAAGCCGCATACAGTCGTTTCAGATCAGCTTCAGCCATGCTTCCGTATGGTGATTCCAATTTATTTAGCGCATTACCAATTAACGACTTTTCTCGTTTTAATCGTCCATAAGTTACGTTGCCAGCCTCAATCATCTTTGCCAAATTACGTTCGGCAACAGACATTCCAGCATCACCAACTTCAGCTTTTACCGCATCAAGTGTTTCGCGCAATTTTGGCAAATCAACTACGGTTGTTTTGGGCACTTTTTCATCAACTGAGTTATATATTTTTCCAGCCGCAGTGTTAAGGTCTGAACGTGTTTTGGTCAGAGAATCTTTGATTTTTTGTGAAACGACTCCAGGCGCAATCGCGCCTTCAACAAAAGTTGCATCAAACTGCTTTATTGCGTCATCTGCCTTGTCAACAGCTTGAGTTACTGTATTTCGCCATGCGGCCTCTGCTTCACCGCCAGCAACAGAACGTGTTAAACCAGCCGCCGCCCTTACTTGTGGGTTATCGCTGAATACATCAGCAGGTAGTTGAATTCCAAGGCGATCAGCGGCATCTTTTGCCGCCACATTGATCTGCGCCAAGTCAGCCAATCTATCCCGTGCCGCAGTTGAACCAAAGCCAGAACCTGATGCTTTTTTGACCAAATTGCCAACTTCTTCTTCTGTTACTTCAGCAACAACAGTTGGTGTTACGGCTGGCGTAACAGGTGGGGTAATAACTTCCTCAACAGCTTGAACAACCGCAGAGCCTTCTGGTGCTAATGCTGTCCCCATAGGCGCACCAGCTTGCATTTGTGGTTCCACTCTTGGAACTGGAACTGGTGCTGGACGTTGCACAGCCTTTTTTACTGCCGTAACTACTGGCGGGACAGCTCTTTGAATAATCTGTCCTGCTGGACCTGTAGCAGTTGCTATGGCTATTTCTGACGGACTGATCTCTCCACCAGTTGCGGCTTGTGTGGCCTCAATACCCAATTGAGTTAATCCAGCTTTGCCAGCCGCACCAGCAATAGTTGTTGCCCTACCTGCTGGCGTGAAAGCCAACAAACCACCTAAAGCACGTGGAATATCACCAGCAGAAAAACCAGGTGGTATTGCATATTCTTTTTGGTCAACACTTGAACGCAGAATGAAATTTCCTTTTGCATCTTGCCTTACACCAAGTTGTGGAAAGTTGGATTGCAAAATCTGTACAGTTTCTTTTGGGTTAGACAACAAAGTGCCCAATGCAGACTTAAAACTCGCAACACTCATTTCATTGAGTTCGGGCATACCAGTCCACTCAGGCAATGCTTGCGTCTCTGGTGTCGCACGGGCACGACCAGTTACTGATTCGGCAATACCCTCAAAAAACCCCATTTTTGGCGGTTCTGCTTGTGCTGGTTGTTGTGGACCAGCTTTGGCCTCTAACTCAGCCAAACGGCGTAAAGCATTAAGTTCCTCCCTATCACTCATCTCCTACTCCCAGGGAATCTTGCACGCAAAGCGTCCAGTTCAGATTGTTCAGAGGGATTTAGTGCACCAGTCCCAGGTAATGCCTCAACATTATCTAAAAACATTTGTGCTGTCGGGCTTTTTGTGGCGGCAGAACTCAAAAGTTTTTTGCTTTTTTCGTATTGGGCTTTTGCCGCACGTTCTGCAACATTAAAAATGGTATCCAACTCGCCTTTTGAAAAAGTTATGTCACCACTGCGCGCTTGCAATAAAAGTGCTTGTTCTCTATCTGTGATTGCACCTTGACCAGTCAGCATTGAACGTGACTTCAAAGCCATCTCAGAAAGTCCTTGTATCAATTCTCTGGTTGCATTGATTTTTGTATCACCAGTAAAACCCAATACTTCGCCAATTCTGTTTGCATCAAGTCGGACATTTGCTAATGGACCCGTAATGGCAACACCTAATGCTTTTCGGTATCTTGGTAAATCACCCAACTGACTTGCCGCTGAATTAGCTTGATTATATAAATCAGGTATTAATTTGCCAAGTTCACCTTCTGCTGTTTTTTCTAAGTTGGTTACATTTACATTTGTAACTGCACCTGCTGGTTTTTTTAGAACTTGCAATGCGGAAAATGTTTTTTGTTGATCTGGATTTAAGTTTGCAAAATCTATTGCCTCTTGCACACTTGGGGCAAGTTTTTCTTTATTTAGTTTTGCAAGATTAGCTTCGGCAATCGGTCTAGCAAATTCTGCCATAACGCCTTTTTCTATTGCTTCAGCTTCCAATTTAGCAAGAGTTGGTCCTTTTTGATCTTCAGCCCTGATTGTGCTTAATGCCTTATCAGCGTTTTCCAAAAACTGTTTACCGCCTGGTAATGTGGACATTAATATCCCAATATTGGCACGTGCGCCAGTTGGGTTAAGCGCAATCATGTTTGAATAATCATCAAAGGTTGCCGCTTCTTTTTCTCGGCCACTATTTCGCAGTCCCTCTGCTTTTTGCAGAAGCAAACTACGGGCCGCATCTAAATTGCCTGATGTAACAGCGGCATATGCCCTAGCACCAGTGCTTAATGTATCCTGTTGTTGTTCTGCCGTTTGTGCTTCAAAACCTTTAATAACACGATCAGCTTGATCTTTTGGTAAAAATGCAGCTACTCTTGCAAAATCTGCACTTGTTGCGTTAGGGTTTGAATACAAGTTCTGAAGTTCAGTCTGTCGCCTTTGTGCTTGCGCTAATGCCGCGATTTCCAGTTCACGCTTTTGCTGTGCGGCTTGGACTTCAGCAATACCAGCACCAAGTTTAAAGCCGCCCAAAGCCGACTCAAACGGACTTTGAACATCAGTTGAGTAATTGATTGGTTGCATGAATGGATTGATGGTTGCCATGTTTTATCCAAAAAGTGAACCAAAGCCCATACCAGCTTTGCCGCCAGCACCCATCTGCATACCAAGAAACTGAGCAGGTAAGTTCAACAGTTGCCCATAAGCTCTAGCCTCACCTATTTGACCACCAGCTTGTGCCGCACCTTGTTGCGCTAATAGATTCGAAACATTCGTTCCAGTTGTAACGCCTTGTGCCCCTACACCAGCGGCAGACGCTTGACCAATTTTTGCCAGATTTGTTTGTGTTTCACGACCAATATCTGCCAATCCACCCAACTTTCCATACTGCTGTTCAATCAAACTGGATAGAAGTGCAGGGCGGTATTGGGCTAATGCACCCTGAATATTGCCACCTCTCAAACCACCAGTAGCTGATGCACCCGACAATAATGCTTCTTCACCCTGCTGGGCCATTTCTTGAAATCTAGCCCCACCAGTGATTCTCTCAATGGCGGCACGTTCTGCTTCTGGACCACGCAAGCCAATCAAGGCTTGTTGTTGTTCAAAAGCTGTCGCACCTGCCTCTGCGTATGGTTTTAAACCAGTAATGCCTGGACCGCCAACATCAACATAAGGTTGAAGCAAAGCTTGCAACTTATCAAAGGCAGAACGCTGTTCGGCAATTCCTGCTTGTGCGGCTCCTGCTTGTGTGCCTGCGGCACTTTTTGCCGCTTCACCTTGCGTGTAACTGCTAACAAGCGCAGTTCCACCTACCACCATTGCTGTGACTGGATCAGGCATTACCAAACTCCTTCAAATAATCTTCAAATTTTTCGCCATACAAAGCCATCACATGATGACCATTCAGCGTGGCAAAACCAGCACCATGCACCAGCGAAACTGCCATCAAAACTAGATCGTAATACCCAGCACGCCACATGAACGATTTGGCATCTGCCTGTTTATTGCGCTCTGCCGTATCTGACGCTTGCCACTTGAGAATGTTTGTTGCCAGCAAAGGCACTAGATGGTGGTTGTTGGCAATGAAAAAAGCATTCTGGGGTATACCCACCAGCGTATTCCAAATGACCGCATTTAGGTCTTTGCGCTCGACTGTATCGCCATCCGCTACATCATCAAAGACTTGGATTGCGTCATACACCATCATCAACCACTCAACGGCTGATTCAGGTAGCATAAAAATCTTTGTTAGGTTCTCTCGCAGTCCATCGGTCATGCACAACTCCTATGTAGGGATGGCCGCTGGATGCCAGATAGACTCAGCGACTTGATTTTCGCACAAATTGGCAAAAGGTCAATCCTCGTACTCTCTGTCTTCCCAAGCCTGACAAACCCGCATATCGTTGCAAATAAAGTTCAGCTTTTCGCAATGACCCCTGAAACCTGCGCCCTTGTCATAGGCCGCCATTGGGATTCGCTCAATCCGCACTTGGGTCATAAATGAGTTGTCGTAATAATCACAGTTTGAGCA